AATTGATACGCTACGTTGAAAGCAATATCTACTTCAATGTTGATCGCATTGAATACACGTATGAGCCATACGAGACTGTTGTTAATGGTATTGCTGATGATATGGTGAATCCGATTGTGCGTGTGCAATACAGGTCGCGTGTACTTAGCAAAGATTCAAAAGGCAATACTGTGGTGAAGTGGACAAGCCGTGGTGCGATAACGCCAAAGAAAAGGTTTAGGCGCGATGAGTTCTTGCAACTGGCAGGCATAACCGCGCAAGAGTTTGTATGGAATTGCCGCATTACTTATCCTATCGTGCCGGTCAAAGGCGAAACGCACATCACATCGATTGCAATGGACATCGAACAGCCAACACCTACAAGTGTAAAAAGCACGGTGTACATCAACGGCATTGATGCGAATAAGTTTGACTACAAGAAGCTCATTAATTCATTCGGTCAAACGTACAGCGGCTACATGCAGCAGTACAGGTTGCACAATGGTCCACGCGAAAACCCTACGGCAATGAATGTCTACGGCAGCACGCTTGACATCGGGCAGAATTCAACTCAGGATTCAACCATCAATCTACAGGTGGGTGGTACTAATGCATGGAATAGCATCACTCGCACGCTAACGTATAACGCCAGTCTTGTTGATGATGCACGTGTGCTTGCGTACATGGAATTTTTACCTGCAGGTGGCAAGAATGAAAATTGTGGAAAATGGTTGAGCCTTGAAACAGGAATAGAAAGTTTGTATTAACTTCGCATCGTGGTAATACATAGAATAGTATTTAGGTTAAAGAGTAATTAAAAAGAAAGCCCCAAACGAGGGGCTTCTTTTTTTTACCAAAACAATAACCACTACAAAATACAAGCACGAACGTAATCGGCTATATTCATCTTAGATGCCTTTGCACTTTTCACCACAGCCTTATATTGCTTCTCGGTCAATCGTGCTGATACTTTTTTCGCAAGTGTGTCTGCTGCTTTCATAAATAAAGGTATTTAATTACCCTGCTAAGATAAAACAAAATGTTGGATGTAACAAAACAGGCTGATTTCTACAATAGCCAAATATCCAACAATGTCAAACATCAAAGAACAAATCAAATCCGTATTCAACAAGTACGGCATTGACCCTTCAAGTGTTGGTATCAAGTTCGAAGAAGAAGCACCTGCCGCAGAGCCAGCAACTGAGTTGCAGTTCGCAGTAGAAGGCACTTTGAGCGATGGTACTAAAATCTATTCTACCGCGAATGAGTGGGTAGTGGGCGTAGACATCTACACTCAAGACGCTGAAGGCAATCCAGTACCTGTGCCTGCGGGCGAATACCTCCTTGAGGATGGTGTCACCAAAGTAGTAGTAGGCGAAGACGGCATGGTAGCCGAAATCGAACGCGAAGAGCAATCAACTGAAATGAGCAGCGAAGACCTCGTTGCAGTTATTGGTCAATTGTCTGAGCGCATCGCAGCACTTGAAACCGAAAAGACTGAGCTTGCCGCTGCGGTTGAAACTGCAAAGAGCGAAGCACAGGCTGCAAAGACTGAACTTGCTTCAGTTAAGAAAGCACCTGCTGTGCCTTCGGTTAAATCACAAGAATTTAAAAAGAATGCTCAACCTGTGGTTGCATCGAATGGTAACTCATTCAGCGACTTCATGGAAAGCATCCGTTCAAAAAAGTAAATTAATTCACCTCATAAATTTTATTTAAAAATGCCAACAACAACTTCTCTCACCACCACCTATGCAGGTGAATTAGCTGGTGAAATCGTAGCAAAGGCACTCTTGTCAAACGTATCTGCACAGTACGTGACAATGAAGCCTAACGTACCTTACAAATCAGTAGTACGTAAAATTGATGACACTGTAACATTTGCCGCAGGCACTTGTGATTTCACGCCAACAGGCACAATCACTTTGACTGAGCGCATCTTGACTTTGGAAGAGTTCCAAGTTCAACGCCAAATCTGTAAGAAGGACTTCTTCATTGACTGGACAACTGCCGATGTAATGAGCGGTCGTGTAAACACACAAATCCAAGACGCTATCATTGGTCGCTTGGTTGGTGGTATTGCTGCAGCTAACGAGACCATCATGTGGTCAGGTGTTAACGCAACTGCAGGTCAATACGATGGTTTTGAAACTTTGATTAAGGCAGGTGGTTCAGGTGCTGTATCTGCAGGTTCAGGCGCATTGAGCGATAGTAACATCATCGCGACCATTTGGGATGTAATCAACACTGCTCCTGCTGCTGTAAAAGGTGCTGCTGAAAAGCCTGCAATTTACATGGGACAGGCTGCATGGGAAGCTTACATGCAAGCGCAAATTGCTGCCGGCAATGGATGGTATTTGACAGGTGGACCAGAGGTTAGCCGTCGTTTCGTAGGAATGTACGAAATCTACGTTTGCCCGGGTATGACTGCAAACAACATCATCTTCGCACAGCCAAGCAACTTGATGCTCGGTACATGGCAAGAGAACCAAATGAACGAAGTGTTCATCTTGGACATGCAGAACTTGGATGGTTCACAGAACGTGCGTTACGGTGCTCGTTTCTACATCGGCGCACAGATTGCTGTTGCTGAAGACATCACCTACTGGGGAGCATAATTAATAATCAAGGGGGTGTAACAGCCCCCTTTTAAAACTATACAAAATGGCTTGTGAATTAACTACAGGTTTTACCCTCGGGTGCCTCGAAGGTATCGGTGGGGTCAAAGAGGTTCTTATTGCTAACTACGCAGACTTCGAAACAGGTATTACCTATGGTGGTACTGATGGCGAAGTGGATGGATTGCCAACTGCAACTATCTATCGTTACGTTCCATTCCGCAACAGCGGTTCATACATCGAGACGGTGAACAAAAACTTGGAAACAGGTACATTGTTTTTCTCTCAAGAAGTTGGATGGACTTTCGGTAAGTTGAACCAAGACATGCGCAACGAATTCTTGAACGTAGCAAAAGCAAAGATGATTGTGTTTGTTCGTACCAATGATGACCAAATTTTGTTGGTTGGTGCAGGCGAAGGCTCGCAGCTGACTGCAGGTACTGTTCAATCGGGTGCGCAAAAGGCAGATTTGATGGGTTACCAAGTGACTACAATTGCAGAAGAACTTGCTCCTGCTGTACACCTTGAGCCATTCACTACTGTGCCTTTCGATAACTTCGCTGGCATTACGGTAAGCCCTGCTTACTAAGATTGTTTTCCGTTGTGTTCTTGTTGTATTAAAGGGGGCAGGTTTACACTTGCCCCTTTTTCAAATAAAGTCAATGATCTATCTTCAAACAAATACACCAGACCAACAAGTGTTTTTATCACTTGACGAAGCACGGCAATACTTTGCTACAGCCTTCACAAACTACCTTTTGATTTTAACGCACGAAGAGAACAGCACCACGGGCAATGACCTTGCACAGGTTGCTACTATTGTTAACGAGAACGTGCGCATAACGGAACTTGAAATTACAACGGTTGGCCTTACATTAGCAGGCAGATACAGGTATGAAGTATACGGACAAAATTCTGCAAGCAATACTGACCCGACAAGTGGTCTTGTTATTGGTTTGTGTCAGCGTGGATATGCTGTATTGAATCAGAATACAACGTGGTTTGATGTGCCTGTAGTAACCATACCAAATGACATCATCTATGAACCATAACGAATCGAATATAGTATCATTGAAGCTTAGTGAATACGTTGCTAAGTCGGATGCGGAAAAAGTAGACCGCAAAGGTTGGGTAAACTACGGTGACCAAAACGACTTTCCACAATATCTGCGCGACCTTGCGCACGAATCACCCGTGCATGGTAGTTTGGTTGTTGCCATTGGTGACATGATAGCCGGGAAGGGTATTCAGTCGGAGCAATACCAAGCAGAACTTGATGCACTTAAAATTGATAGCCTAACCTATGCCTGTGCGCATGACTTGAAGTTGTTTGGTGGTTTCTACATTGAAGTGATTTGGAGCAACGACCGCACGGTGATTAGCAAGCTAAATGCAATTCCATTTGAAGAGTGCCGCATTGCGGTGAATCAGGATGACGATAGCGAAATAGGAATCTTCCATAGCTACGATTGGTCGAACACACGAAAGAAACGCAACACGCCTGAGTTCATTCCCAAGTATAACTACTTGACACGCGAACAAGAGCCACGCCAAATCTATTGGTGCTTCACTTACACTGGTTCGGATGTGTACCCACGCCCCGACTACTGGAGCGCGATTAACTACATCGAGTTAGACAAGCAGATTTCAATCTTCCATATCAACCAAATAAGCAACGGTCTTTTCCCATCGACTATCATCAACTTCTACAACGGGCAGGCAACGCCAGAGCAGAAGCAGCAGATGATGATGGATTGGGAGAACAAGATGAGTGGCGCACGCAACGCAGGTAAGGTGGTCATGTTCTTTAACGAGCGCGATCAACCAAAGACTGAAATTACACCATTTCCTGTAAATGATGCGGACAAGCAGTATCAACTTATGAATGATACGGCAACGCAAAAGATTATCACATCACATCGCGTTACTACACCACTTCTATTTGGTATTCGCGAGAACACAGGATTTGGTAGCAATAAAGATGAGATGGCAACGGGATTGGAGATATTCAACAACCAGGTGATTGAGCCGTATCAAAACAAAATCAACTATAGCCTTGAAGAATTACTAAGCAATCAAATGCCGGGTGTTACTTTCGAAATAATTCCAAATACCCCACTTGCTATTGAGCAGGCAGAAGTGGTTGTGGATACCACAGGTGGTGCAACAGCGGATGTTGCTGCCACAGCCTTGAATGGTGCGCAGATTAGTTCACTCGTTGACATCGTGATGCAAAGTGCTGCGGGTGCTGTGCCTGTGTCAAGCGCAAAGGCAATCGTGCAAGCTGCATTCCCAACGCTACCTGCCACAACTATTGATGCAATCTTTGCCGATGTGGTTAGCGGTTCGCTGCAACCGACTGAGGTTGTTCAATCAGGAATTGAGTTAAAAAAAAAAGTAGCTGCGGACTTTGACGATAACAAAGTAGCAGATGCATTGATTGCATTAGGTGAAGACCAAGACGAAGATTGGGTGTTGATTGATGAGTACGATGTTGACTATGACACGGACGATGCAGACAACGAAAGCATAGAGGCGCACAACTTTGCAAAGACAAGCACAGGCACTGCACGCCCCAACGCAAAGTCAACACAGGATAAAACTATTGACGATGTGAAATTCTACACACGCTATAAGTACAGCGGTGAGATAAAAGAAAATTCACGTGAGTTTTGTCGTAAGATGATAGCAGCCGACAAGCTTTATCGCAAGGAAGACATCATGCAAATGACAAGGCAAATAGTCAATGAGGGATGGGGACCGCGAGGGGCTAACACATATTCGGTGTGGCTCTGGAAGGGCGGAGGGGCATGTGGCCATGTGTGGCGGAAGATGACCTTTGCCAGTGCAAAAGGTTTTGGTTTGGACTTAACCAATCCAAACATCCGCGAAGCAATGGATGCGCGAGTGAAGAAAGCAGGGTATAAGGTGCGTAACAATCCGAAGGTAGCACAAGAACCACGCGATATGCCTTACGAAGGATTTCTTCCTGACAATCCGCGATTCAATAAATAATAATTACAACTATGGCAGAGGTACTTTTAATAAGCGAAAACTACATCAAGAAATACACAGCCGTTAATGGTAGTGTTGACCCTAACTTGCTTTATCCATCAGTCTATTTGGCGCAGGATAAATGGCTGCTTCCCTTTTTGGGAACTAATCTGCTGAACAAGATTAAGGATGATGTGGCTAACAACACAATCGCGGGCAACTATCAAGTATTACTTGAGGATTACATTCAAAAGTGCCTATTGTGGTGGGTGATGGTCGATGTTACACCTAACCTGTGCTATCGCATGGACAACGGCACGCTTGTGCAGCGTCAAAGCGAAGACACTATACCTGTTTCGGATGTGGTGATGAAGGATATGATAGATCGTGCAAGGCAAAACGCAGAGCATTACACGACACTGCTTGTCGATTACCTGTGCGCTAACTCAAGTTTGTTTCCTGAATACTCCACAAGCACTTGGCCTGAGCGTTCACCACGAACGGATGTGACCAACACGCTAAACTACCAGTTCAGCACTGGCAACACGGCAACATCTTTTCGTCCTACCTACTCACGTAACATCATTAATCGTATACCATGAGTGATAAGAAGACCTTGAAACAAGATTACACCGAGCGTTTGCGCAAATATGAGCGCGAGCTGCAACTAAAACTCCGAGCAAATGGCAAACAAGAAGGAACAACCACAGGAAAAAAGTAACACGTTAAAGTCACTGCGCTACAAGTTGCAGTTGATGGATGGCTTGTGGTCGATACCACTTGCCTTCTTAGTGTTTGCGATTTCAGGCACGATATCCGTTGCCTATTTTAACGATGCAATCATTAGCACCGAATACATCCAGTATATCGTGCTTGCTGCACTCGTCATGGTCTTTGCCAACTTCGTGGTTTTTTTGGGCATCAGATTCAATTTTCGGGCATTGCAACGCGAGATATATAACAAGGAAGTCAAGTATGAAATAAACACCTATCTAACGACATGGCAAAAGGTTGTGTTATACCTGCTTTTATATGCGTTCTACTTTGCTGCCTACCTGTACATCTTACACATGCTGATGACGGTTACTGCGTAAGGGCAACCGCTGCATCATTTGTTGGTGTAAGAGAAAAGGGCGGCAACAACATGGGCTTTAATGACAAGGCTCTTCTTGTGCTAATGAAGCAACAAGGTTGGAAGCCCGGCTACGCATGGTGCAGCTTCTTCGTTATGGCTATGCTCGATGAGTGCGGCATACCTCACAAGATAAACGGATGGGCACCGACCGCATACAATCGCTATGATGTCATTTTCACGGATGGTAAATTCGTACAATCATTTAATGAATCCGATGTGCTTGTAATGACCTTGAGTTATAAAGATAATGGTAAAAGGTACAAGAACATTGGTCACACGGGCATCGTGGATAAGGTGACTAAGTATTCAGTGCGCACCATTGAAGGCAACACCAATGACCAAGGCATGCGCGATAGTCGCACCGGTGATGGTGTCTACTACAAAATTCGCCCACTATCTAAACACTTACACATTACACGATGGAAGAAAACAAGCTAAGAAGCACGGTACTAATCGCAGCGGTTGCAGCGGTTGTGTTAATTATGATTATTGTTGGTGTTAAATCCTGCAAGGAAAAGGAAGACCCTGCTATTGAACGGCTGCAAAGCATTAACGATTCACTTTATCAAATCATTGAAACCAACAACAGCAAAACTGATAGTCTTTTTTTGAAGATAGACAGTCTTCAAATACATCAAGACACCATCATCCAACAGCAACAAATCACCAATGAAATTTACCGCAATGAAACTTACAACATTCTTTCTGCTACTCCTGCTAATGCCACTGCTCAGTTTCGCGCAACGCTCAAAAAGTCGGATAGCCTACTCAAAGCAGGATTTTACACCAGAACTTACAACCTACGATCTGCAACTTTTCAATCTCAACTACAATAGCATGATGTATTGGTACGGCACGGCTATGGAAATCGATAGCTTGTACCAACTTGAAAGATTAAAAACTACTTATTACGCTAAGATAACAGGCATTCAGGCGCAGAGTTATGAAACACTCGCTGAAATCTATGCGAATAAGCAGGCCATTGAAAAGGCTATTGCCACTGAGAAGGACAACGAAATAAAGGATTTGAAAAAGAAGAACAGGCGGTTAATAATTACTAACACAGCCCTCACTTTAGGTATCACAGCGGTAGCAGTTTCTACTATATATTTTGCAATACTATAATCATGGACTTTCAACCTCGAGATTTAATCACAATAATTGGTGGAGCAGTATCGCTCACTGGCTTGTACTACGCACTTAAGCGCGATGTGGTCAAAGTATCAAGTGCATTAGGCAAAGTTGAATCGTATCATAAAAGAGAAGTTACTATGCTATCCGAATCAATTAAAGACACGAAGGATGAGTTCAACACCAAACTCAACACCATGAAAGAAGAACAAAACAAAGCCATTGATAAGCTTGAAAAAAAGATTGATGTGATTGCTTCACAAAATTTGAGCATCAGCACCAATCTTGCGGAGTTAGCCGGGTACATCCGTGGCACTAAATAACACTACATGCAAGGTCAACATGCGGAAATCTACAAAGAGATACATGCAGGCACAGGTACAATAGCAGACCGCATCCGTGCGGCTATGGTTAAGCATGGCATCACAATGCAATACAGCTCGTTTGAGCGATTGTATTATGCATGGCGCAAGTATCATAAGCTAAAGGCAGAACAGCCCGTTAAAACGCAGCCTAAAGGCAACCTGTCTAAGTTATCTGCTGACCTTAATCAGTTCAATAGTCTTCTCGCAGAGTTAGCGCCCGAAACGAGCAACCCACTTGACCTTCCACCATCGCAGGAAAGCGACTACAAACCATTCAAACTACCGACAAATCACAATGACATCCTGCTGTTGTCGGATATTCACGTGCCGTACCATAACATTCAGGCACTAACACTTGCGCTGAAGTATGGACTGGAGCATGAAGTCAATACTATCCTGCTCAATGGTGACATCATAGACTTCTATGCTATTAGCAGATTTGAAAAAGACCCACGCAAAAGAAACTTCGGGCATGAGGTATTGATGACACGGCAGTTTCTTGCAACGCTACGCAAGCTATTCCCTAATGCCGCGATCTATTACAAGTGTGGTAATCACGATGTTCGTTATGACCACTACATCATGCGTAATGCGCCCGACCTTTTGGGCATGGATGAGTTCAACTTTGAAAGTTTGATGAAGCTTGATGAGTTAAACATTACGTTTATTCCTGACAAGCAGATAATCCATGCCGGTAACTTAACGATATTGCACGGGCATGAGTTAGGCGCATCGGTATTCAGTCCCGTAAACATCGCACGTGGTTTGTTCTTGCGTGCTAAATCGGATGCATTGTGCGGTCACCATCATCAGGCGAGTGAACACAGCGAGCCGAACATCAAAGGAAAGCTTACAACTTGTTGGAGTGTGGCGTGCCTGTGCGAATTGCATCCTGATTACATGCCCATCAACAAGCACCACCACGGCTTTGCGCACGTGCGTGTCATGGACACGGGCGAGTTTGAAGTGAGCAACTACCGCATTGTAAATGGAAAGATTCGTTAAAGAAAAAGCCCCCACCGTTGTGAGGGCTTGTTCAATCAATAACGAAAAACAATGATGCGTATTATCACATAACCGTTGCAAATATAGCACATGGGTATTAAGCTTCCAAGTTGCTATCAGGTAAGGAATCCACAACTTGTATTTCTTTGGATATATTGCTATCAATAGGTGCAGCAATAATGCGTCCGCTACTAAGGATTAGAAATCTATTCATCAAGCAAGTCGTAGACTATTTTACCGAACTGCTCATATAGGACTTCTAATGCATCTTGCGTTGGCTCATCGTGATTGCCATACTTCACTTCATTACGCATCATGTTCATGATGTCTTTGAGCGCATCCTTGTAGCGGGCAGCATTCAGCGTGTAGCTGTATTCTACTTCGTCTTCGGGTAGATTAAAGGTTAGTGTTGCTTTCATCGTATTTTTTGATTTGGTTGCACAGGTCTCTTAGCGAGATTGCTATTATCCACAAAGGGATTGCTACAATTATTGCTGCTATCATATTACTTGGGTTTTATTTGGTTGTCCAGTTTCACCATCCCTGTACCCATCATTGTATGAGTTATGGATGTGGTTCATTTCAATGGTTTGTACTGCGTTCAATAGCCCTTCCATTTCTGCCCATGTCATTTTGATGGCTTGACCTTTGAACCTGCGCTTGAGCGTTAGGTGCAGTCTGCGAATGGCGGTTTCTTTTTTCTCTTGTGTCATTGTGCTTGTCGGATAAAAAGTTCTTGTCTGATTCTAATTAAAGTTCTATTGATGTAATCCTTTTCCGATGGTGTTTTACCAACCATCCCCAGGTACTTGTGGCGAAGCAGCCGCAACTCGTCATTGGTTAGGGACATCATTTCTTTTCGCTTCATACTTTGTCAATTTTAGTAGTTCGTTCTTTACGTGCATGTAGTATGCTTTCACGCTGTAGTATTCACCCGTGCCTTCGAAGTCCTGCATTATCTCATCAGGTGCGTTAGTGATTGCCTCATCGACACAATAGAGCGCAGCGTTCACTGCTTTGAGATGCACCACTGCAAGTTCCCCTAACTGCTCACCGCCTTCGACTATGTCAAAATAGTTGGAGTACAGTTGCCATGCCTTTTCCTTTGCTTTCATTGTTTAGCTTATTGATTAATTCGATTACTTGTTCTTTGTTGTAGTAGTGCTGCATTGAATTGCGCACATGGTCTTTGAGTTGGTCAGTGGTCATTATTTATCTTCAAATGTTAGAAAATAATACTCTTCCGCTACTGGCAATGTAGCTTCACAATTTGCCCATGTTCTACGCCAATACTGTTCTTCAATTGTATAACGAATAGCATCATACATCTGCTCTTTCTCCATTGCTTTGGCTTGTTCAATAATCTCTTTTGGTATATCTGTTATCATATGATAGTTGTTATAAACAACTCCTTTGTGGTTGACTTGCTCTATTAACCACTCTACTGCTGTTTGTTTTTTCATAGTGATAAAGTATTAAGGTATTCACGCCACATTGGTACACGCTCCTGAAGCTTTGCGATTGCTGCCTCATCATACGCAATACTCTTTTCGTGTATGCGCTCTTGAACTGGTATGTCGTACACCCATTCGGTGCGGTGCGATTCCAAATCTGCATCCGGGTAATCGCGCATGAACTGCTCCATGTCGTATATCATGTTGCGCTCAATGCTCTGCGCCTTCTTGATAAAGGTAGGGTCACCTTGTGGATCAATAAGATTGAGCCTGCGTGCCAATCGATACTTCTCATCGTTAATCATTTCGATGGGTGCATTGACAAGCACGAAGCAGAAGGTTGCAGTTGGTGCGCCCGTTAGCCACATGTATGCCTGCCCTTGCCAGTAGTAGTCTTTGCTCAAGTCATCCTGCTTTGAATCCATGAAGGTGTGGATGCTCCATGAAGATTTGATGTCAGGCACGTTCAAACACTTGTCGTTGTCATCAATAATGAGCAGGTCGGGCGTGCCTTTCACAAATTGGTTTTGGAACATCTGCTCGTTCTTGAACACGATTTGTTTGCGCTCACGACGCCACATGTCTATGGCATCATTCTCAACCGCCAAACCTTTTTCAATGTACTTGTTGCTGATTTCTTTGTAGCGTTTGTACTTGTGCTGCACATAGACTTCCAGTAGTGCGCTCTTTGTGGTTTCGCTAAGACCTGTTTTGGTTCTTGCATCGGTCATCAACTTACCAAGTTGTGACGCTCTAAATAATACGTTTTCCATTTGTTGTTGTTATTGATGGTCAAATATACAATTATTCGCCAAGACCGTACAGGTCTTTTTTGGCGTTGAGTTCATCGCCTACCTCAGCCAATACCTCAGGACTGCAGGCCTTGAAGATTTTCATGAGCTGAGTGATGTCGGTTGCCTGCTGAATGAGTTCGCGCACATACGCCACATCCTGCTCATGCCCACGACCAAGCGCACCCTTCAACTTGAATGGCTTGTATGTGTCTTTGTTCTTGCGGTTAAGGTCACGACCGAACACCTTGCCAAGTGACAATGCAGCGTTTTTAAGGCACTCTGCTTTGAGTTTACCAAACGCCAAGTCCATTGCGTTAGCTTTCTTGTTATCGGGGTTTAATGCCCATCTATTGCGATCGCTACCAAATACGTTGTCGGGTACTTTGTCTACCATGATGATTACCGATGCGGCACCGGTGCGCTTTAGTTCGTATCCGCTGATGGGGTGAATCACGACTAACTCAAGTGATGCCTGCACTTCGTTAGCAAGTACCGCCCATTTAAAGTTCTCAGTGCGCCAATGCCCAAAGAATAATTCATCCAGGGTGGTTTCAACGTGGCTGATGACTAAGGTTTGCGCCTTCTTGTCGGGTGTAGATTCAACTCCGAGCGGGTCGGGTTCTGCATTGAGCATCTGCTGAAACTTCTGCAATGCTTCAAGATTGTCTTTGTGAAAGTTCATGTCGTTATTGATTATTGATTGGTTTGCTTAGTGATTCATTAGGCAGTCGTTCAGTTCTTGGCAGTAGCTTAGAACTGCGAAGATGATAATTGCGCCAATGATGTAACGGAGAATGGTAGATGCTTTTTTCATGTGATAAGATTTATTGTTATTGATAGGGCGAAGATAGTGCAACTACTTACACTCACCCTGTTAAAAATTGTTAAAATTGCAATTGGTTACAAATTGTAACCACCTTGACTATACCTATAAGGGTATAAATGCAACACAATTACCCTCGTTTATACTCTCAAGGGTACACTACGCCCACGAATAGCTACCGTAATTTGGGAATAGTTCAAAGTACATGCGCATCATAATAGCATCAGCGTAATCGGGTGACTTACCGTGCATGCGGGCTATCTCATCTTTGCCAATTACGGCTAACTTGCCATCGGCTTCGGGTTGCCTTCTGCGTATCATGTCCAGTTCTTGCACGATGACATCGCGGAACTGATTCACTTTGAAGATTACTTTGTTCTGCTCGATTAATTCTGCTAACTTAAAATAGCACTCAGCCTTTTGATTGGTGAACTTATCTGATTGCTTGGCTCTGCCGCCATTAAGGAAGCCGCGACACTTTAAGCTATCAACCACGCCACCACCTACACCATCTTCATCACAGATCACATTGCTTAATTTGATTGCGTGCCTGTCGCATAACTGGCGAATGGTAGCGACAACAGTTGTTATTGGTTGCTTGCGTAGTTCGTGTATCTCCATCAACTGCAAACCATGCCATACGCAAATGACACTACGGTCTTTTCCAAGTCGTGCGATGTCGGCACTGATGTACTTTTCACCTTTGGCTTCTTCATCCCGGAAGCAGCGCACCAAATCATCGTATTGGTACAGGTTGTCCACGCTTTCATCGTATTCCCAATCTCCATACAACAATCTTCGTCTATCTATTTCGGGCAACCGTTCAAGTGTTTCGATGTAGCTTTCAGGTAGGTGTGGGTTGTCCGTTGGTAGCGATGGGATGAATGCAAGGTGCTGCGCTAAGTTATCTGCTTTGAATGGTGCGTAAAACTCATTGTAAAGCCATCCTTTGGACGGATTGCACGTGAGCAGCATCTTGGGTGCTAAATCAAATTCGCGTAGCTTAAAACGGATGCGTGATTGCAATATGTCAATTGCCCTCTTTGATACCTGCGCAGCTTCATCCACATACGCATCGGTCAACTCCAGTCCACCGAGTGCGTGAAATTCAGGGTCACTTGGATAAGCAAACAAGTCTTTCAGGATTATCTCGCTGCCATTACTGAACGTGATAACGTGCGTTTGATTATTAATGGTGTAGTGTTCATTTGGCGCAAGTCCAAACATCTGCGCTACCTCAAAGAATGTCTTCAGCGTGGTCTTCTTTAACGTATCCAACTTACTGCGACCTATCAAGCCTCGCGTGCCTGGATACTTAAACCTGCGGCTTATTTGCCATGCACAACCAATGAATGACTTACTTCCACCTGCTGCACCACCGAAAAGCACCACACGTGCCGGGTGTGAATTACCCAACACACGCAGTGCTTCATTTTGTTTCGGCAGGTATTCTATCATAATCTTTTGTAGTCACAACAGGAGTCGAACCTGTGGGCAAATGGGTACAATGTCGGTTCCATACAAACCACCCATCCACTCTATGTATGCTCAGCATTAAGCCACTCTGCCATATGACCATGTTGCTCGTCTTTCCGAGCCGTCATCAACTTTTTCTTTCAATGTTTCGGGTTGACACCTTCTGTAGTCAGGACAGGAGTCGAACCTGTTAAGCAGCTATTAGTCCGTTACTGCCTCCTGCTTCTCTTATGGCTACCATTTCGCCACCTGACTAATCCTTTTTAGAACGGCAAATCACCTGTGCCTTGTGAATCGTCTTCTTGTGGGCGTTGTTGCATAGGCTCGGACATCTTGCCGCTAAAGAACTTGCCGCTCTTGCCTTCTTTGACCCATGCAGCCAGTCGCATCTTCTTGCCATTCACCATAATCTCACCTGTGTATTCAGGTGCGTTGTTAGTTGTCTTGTTGTTCTTGAATAGGGTGAACTGTCCCTCTTGCATTTGGTAGTTACTCATTGTATTAATTGTTAATTATTGCGATGTCATCGACCATCAGTGCGATGGTTTTATTTCCGTTTAAATCGGTCGTTTCAATTATCTCGAACTGCTCAAGGTAGATGCTGTGGATGTCGATGAAGCCTATAAAGATTTCCATCTCATCAGGATAATCAGCCAACCTATCAAACAATTCGCCTATTGTCATAGCCTGTATTCATCTTTGTCCGTTAGTAGAAGTAACTCTTCAAAGATAAGACGCATTGCCATATTATCACTCATTGCAGGACGCATACTGCGTTTAGCTGTTAACACAAACAACTTGCGTAGTAGTTCGGTTTCGCGCTGCTTGTCGTAGTCTTTCATTAAAATAAAGTTAGTTGTGGTTTTGTAGGTGTTAAAGACTGCAAGGTAAAAGCTTCAGCGTAGTAGCTAAATTCCTCAGCGCAATTAACGCACTCAAAATATCCTTCAAGAAATGTTAGCTGTAACAATTCATCAATCGGTCGCTCAAATTCTTTGCAACCGCATGAAGGACATTTGAACTTTACCGCATAAGTGATTTTATCAAGATAACTTGTATGCGTCATCAGTATTCATTTTGCTTGTTAATCTCTTCCATGTAACGCTCCTTGCGGTACTCGTTGAACTGGTATGGTGTGTTCTTGTAAACCCTAAATCGCATGTCGTTATTCCATTGCGGCAGCGCATCGTATTCCTTCATCAACAATTGCTCAAATGCAGTTGGTGCAATGCGCTTCACTTCTTGTGCCGGTGCTTCTTCAATCTTCAACTTGTCCGCTGTCTGCTGAATAGCCTCAAGCACCTGTGGGTGTTGGAACATTTCGTAGATGTTGTTGCTGCTTTGCTTTTCCAAATTAATGCGCTCACTGATCGCTTGTCTTTTGGTCATGAACTTACGAATCCATTCAAAGAATATCTGCCCATCTATTCGGTTATACACTGGACCAAACTCACCCTTCATTGCCATGCGGAAACAAACCTGCAGCTCATCCACTCTCAGGTAGTAGTAATCTTCAAGCATTAACTCAGCTGTAAGCGCAAGTTGTTGTGCGTTCATTGGCTGTTGCAGGTTAAAGTATTGTTGGCACATATCCATCATTGCCACCATGATGTTAACCGTTGCCTGCTGATTTTTATCCTTGCGAATTTCAGCTAGGGTTGGTGATGTTTTCCGTGCCAAAATCTCGTGCAATTGCACTTCGGTATTGCTTGCGGAACTCTTCAAGTTCGCTAATGCGCTTTGCTCTTTCATCTTGAATTATGTTTTTTGAGTTATTTGAGTTGTCGAATTTAGAGTTATTTACCATCCAGTTGCGTGCGGACGCTTTCCAATCCTTCATCGGATTGCGACCTTGCTTCCATCCATTGGCTTCGTAGTAGTTAAAAAATTTCGCGGCCTCGGTGTTTATTTTTTCATCAGTCCACTGCATGTGCTTTTGTACTGAATACTCACCCATAAAATTGTAAACATCATTTTCGTTTGGGGGTGCGAATGCACTACGTTTATTGTTTATGGTTTGTGGTTTATTGTTTACTTGTTTATGAATGTCGCAGTTGCTTTCAACATTGCTTTGTACTGTGCTTTCACTTTGCTTTGTCAAGTGCTTCATCAGTGCTTTGTCAAGTGCTTTGTTACTTGCTTTGTCAAATTTTGATAGAGCAACTATGTTGCATTGGTGTTGATTGACTGCCTTCTTTACCACCTTAACAAAGCCCCATTCAACAAGTTGGTCAAAACACTTCTTGTATGTATTGTAGCTTTTGCATCCCATACCTTGCATGCACTCACTGGCTGTAATTTGGAAGATGTCAACCCACCCCAATCGATTATTTATCTCAACGAGCCATAGATACAAGATACCATGCGAAGCAGTCACCTGCTCCGGGTGTTCAAATGCATAGTCAAACCATGCACGCGAATATGAATAGCCATTATTTTTCATTAAGTAATTTTTGAAGATGAAGCAGCATTTGATTTGCTTCGTAATCGGTCATCAAGACATGGACACCTTCGCCATCAGTATCTCTATAAGATGAGATAAAAATAGCACCGTTAATGCGATCTATTTGAACAAAGTTTTGACGTTTTAAATCCCTAAATCTATTTGGGTATGGATACGCCGCAAATTTCTTATAGTCATAATACATGAAACTAAATACCCACCCTCACATGCAAAGGCTAGTCCGTAGCCGAATGGCTTATGGCAATGCAGTGAAGATGGGATTTAAAAATGTTTTCATACGAACTAGCGTTGCAAAGATAGTCAAACTATCTCTACTTCCAAATAATTGTGGCAATCATAAACCCGATGAGCAATCCTGCGCCAAGTATCAACAGCATCTTGCTATTGGTAGTGTCGCATTCAGGCTCTGCGTTTACGGACATGGGCGCAGGTGCAGGTGCTTTGCGAAGAGGTTTGAGCTTTAGCTGCGGTGATGGTTTTGCTTTTAGTCGATGCGTCTGCGTATAAGACCGAACACGCACTTGGATATCCTGCACATCACTCATCAAAGGCGGTCGCGATAAGTTCCACTTGTATTCGCTTTTGCCTACCTTCTTGAACAAGCCAAGCTCTTTGCCTGCTGTAAGGAAGTTATTGCTAACCTTGAACAGGCGCATGGTAATCTTTGAATGGAAAGTTGGTTGTGCGCAGATATACTGAAGCGCACTCATGTATTTGTTTTTCGTGATGCTCATTGCTCTAAGTATTTTTTAATTGTTTGCGTGAATTCTTCAAATGACCTGCACACTTTCACGCAGTATCCTGCATTGATAAGTTGTGCGTGAACGATTTTCTGCGTGTCCGAAAGCTTTCCCTTTTCGGTCTTCATCTCAATGAACAGTGCGTGATGTCCAGACGATGCCATGCATATCATCAAATCGGGCATGCCAGGCATTGCACCTTCTGCCTTCAAGATGTTCCAGCGTTTGGCACGTTGCACCGGTGTACCGCCAATGAATACTCCGTTAGGAAAGGAAGCGATCAATGTGCGAGGGAAGGAATACCTAAACCACTCAACACATCGCTGCTGCATTTTGCTTTCGTCATGCTTCATTCGTGCCATAGTTTAGTGGTTGCCCAAAAGTTAGCCACATAGTTCGCATCGGTCTTGATATTAATGGTGGGTATGTTGTTGCGCAGGTGGTTATATTCCCAATAGCCTAACTTGCTTACCTCGTAATCGAAACCAATGCGATGACCGCAATACTGGATAGTTGGGTATTCAACCGCCACGCTAAAGTTGACGATGTAGTTAAAGCCGTTTAGCGTAACCAAATAGGCATTGTGCAGCTCTTGCCCATCCTCGTCCACGATGACCTGCTTATCGGGTTGGTATACGTTCTTTACCCATTCGTACATGACGCCTACACTTACCCGTAGTTCGTTTCGCATAACATGGAATGGCTTCTTGTTGATGTTGCGCCTGATGTATGCAACCTGCTTTGCTGTGGGATGTTGTATGTTCATTTGTCACCTCCGTAATTTTCGATTTCGTTTCTTACTTTTTGATAAAATCTAATAGTTGAGTATGCGGCATAATGCTCTTTGCCTTCCATAAGTTGACCAAAGTTTTCTAATATCTCATCTACTGCTATCAAAGCACATTGTTTAGCATATGGGTATTCAAATTCTTCTTCGGCAGGAGTGTACCGCACAAATTTGTCTATAAATTCTTCTGCTTTTTCTTTTGGACTCATTTGTCACCTCCGTATGTTTCGTTGTAGTATTGTTCAGTTGTCTGAATATGTTTGAACTTCACATCTTCATTTGCTATTTGATAGCCTACATCTAAAGCATCAATTATCTGCTCCCTCTCCTTTGCCTTAGCAATAGCATAAGTCATACAAGCCGTTTCAAATAAATCTCCATCGTGTTCAAAGTGGCTTTTCATTTTATCAAAGAACCACTCTACTGCTGTTTGTTTACTCATCGCCTTCGTTTTTTATAGTTATTGAATTAATGACTTCGCATAGTGGCAACTCAAGCACTTGGCTGAGATTCATCAGCTGTCGTAGCTTGATGCTGCCGGGGTCAACGCACCAGTTGTGCAGTGTCTTTTTGACTATGGGTGTGTTGCTTCGTTGCATAGCACGAAGGAGAGCAGCTTTGCTCCCCACCGTGCGTGCAATCAATCCGTTTAATTGATTGGTATTTCTCATGCCTTTGGTTTTAGTTCAGGATTAACGCAGTAGAACAATTCACGATGGGCAGCACTAAACTGGTGATGAAACACAGCAGGGTCAATGATAGCGAATTCTTCGTAATGATTCATGTCATAGGCGATGCTTTCGGCTACCTCTTCAAGGTCATCATAAGAGCGTACATCGAATGACATGCCTTCATTGCGCAATGCCCATATCGTGATAAGCTTGAATTCAGCAGTCATGCAGCAATAGCTTTTTGATAGCTTGCCTGTGGTGAAATAAAAGGGAAGTGTTACTTCGGTGGTGTCAATCGTAGTTAACACGCGATGTTTGATAGATACTGTTGTCATTGTTGTAAATTATTATTGATTAAAAAAATGTGTAGTGATAGCGTCATTAACTGCGCTTTCGATTTCATCCTGCAACTTAGTGAATGTGCTTGCGTTGATGCAGTCAGTTAGATTAAGGTCACCGCAGTGCAGCTCATACTTGTGCTTGAAATCAAACTCAGCAGGATTGTTGTAGTCTGCATGGCGGTGATAGGGTACATACTCAACGCGAATGGTGAGCGTGATAGGGATGATACTTGCTTCGTGTTCAAAAGTGAAATACATGTGCTATTGATTTAAATGGTTATTGATTACCTTTGTTGGGTACAAATCTACACTAAAGTTTTAATGGTGCAACTATTTACCCGTAAAATTTAACAATCTTTAACAAATCGACTGCGTAGCTTACAACATACAAAAGCACTACAACGCATGGCTTGACAAGGCTACAAGGCTTGCCCACGATAAATGTAAAGGAAGTGATTTACTGCATGAGGTATTAGCCAGGCTCATGGATAGACCGCAAGAAGATGTGCAAGACATCGTGTGCCGTGGCAAGGTAGAGCAATATGTCAATCGTGCATTGTGGTTAAGTTGGCACAGCAACCGCAGCGACTACGCGATAAAGTACCGCAAGTATTACGAGCTGCACACGGAAAAGGGCGCAGAAGACACCAAACAGGATGAAACATGGATAGGAGCGTTTATCGATGGTGAGTATTTGTACAGCGCAATAGGACGCATGCATGAGTTCGATGCAATACTGCTGCGACTATACAGCAAACCCGACTTTAATTACAAAGAACTGAGCGCAACTACAGGCATACCATACCCATACTTGCGCACAGCCATACACCGAGCATTAAAAAAGATTAGAACCTATGTTGAACTTCAACGTGCCGCTGCACATTCAAAGAGAGAGGCTGGCGATTTGTAAAAAGTGCAAGTTTTTTAAGCCACTAACGCAGTCATGCGGCACACTTATCGTGGGTAACACTGTAGATCCTGAAGAGAATAGCGTAACGCACTACAAAGAGAAGATAAAGTTGTGCGGTTGCATTATGCCCATCAAGACCATGTTCAGGTTTGCGTCATGCCCGGCACATAAATGGTTTGCACTTGACTGGAAGCAGGAAGAGATTGCGGAGTTAAACGAGTTTATTCACCGCATCCATAAGGCGAATAAGATTGAAGCGCATGATTTGCAGCAGTTGTACAAGTGGGCAACTAAAATGACAGGCAAGCATGAGCAGCCATCGGGGTGTGCATCGTGCATACGCGATTTGATAAACGAGTTTCGCAGGCAACTGAACAAAATAGATAGCAAATAACAATATCTTATCGAGGCTTATGGAAAAAAAACGCAACGACAAAGGCCACCTGCTACCTGGGCATGGTGGTCTAAAACCGAAAGGAGCGGTTAGTGAAAAGACAAAAATGTGGAACGAGTTAGGCGAATGGTTTGTGCAGGAAGGTGCAGCCAAGTGCATGCGCATCATGAATGACATGGAAGATGAAGAATACATCAAGCACTACACTGCGCTTCTTGAATACTTCAAACCAAAACAAGCCCGCATTACGCACAGCGGAGATGAAAAAGCACCCGTAATTATTCAGGTGCATTCGGACCTGTAACAAAAAGTAATCAAAAACTACAATAACACACAACATGAAGTTAAAGCTAAACATAGCAGCCAACGCCAAAGGTGTATCACTTGCCAAATACATCGACTACCAAAACGCGGTCGATAAGGTTGAGCAGGTGCATATCATCACGGGCAAGAGCAGCGAAAGCATACGGCTATTGCAGGCAAGCATCATTGATGAAATCATTATGCAGTTCGAAGCAGCCATTAAGTTAGGCAGCAATGACTTTGAACGGAAGGTGCGTGCCAACGCGATTGAGTTAGGGTTTATACCTAACCTGCAAGAAATGACCTTTGGTGAATACGTGGATTTGGACAGCGCATGCACTAACCTGTACCAAAATGGTAAGGTGAATGGTGAAGCAGCACTCAAGATGATGTGCATCCTATACCGCCCCATTAAGGCGAAGTTTGGCAACTACTACGATATTGAGCCATACAAGACTGAAGCGAAGCGCAAGTATGCGGATGCGGTGAAAGAACTAACCTTAGACCATGTACTAAACGTGCTGCTTTTTTTTTCGAGTTTAGAAATCGAGCTGTACAACAGTTCCCTCGAATATTTGGCAAAGGAGATAACGGAGATAGTGGCGGAGATGACAGCGGAACACCAGACGGCTTAGAGGTCTATGGATGGTTTCACATCATTGAGAGTTTAGCGGACAGGGACATAACGAAGTTTGATGCGGTAACTGAGCGCAACGCATTTGAAGTATTCACGCACTTGACATACTTAGCAGATTACGTGTATGTGCAGAAAGTAGAAATGAAAAAAAGGAACAGATGACAAGTTACAACTATAGTTACAACGTACTAATTAATCGACTTGAGGCATTTGCCGCAGGTCACTTTTTGATTAGGCGGTTCACGCACGGGCAGATTGATATGAGCGACCAATTGCAGGACGATCAATATCCATTCATGCACGTTACACCAGATACGATTGAGCCGGTGCCAGGCGCAATGAACTTTGGCTTTCACATCATGTTCGCGGACATACCACGCGACAAGGAGTATAAGGCAGAGTATCAACGCGAGGTGATTAGTGATTGCATACGTTTGGGGCAAGACTTGATAGCTGAAGTGAAGAATGGTCTTGAGTTGTTTGGCTTCGATGTGCAGCTTCTTGAAACGCCCACCTTTGAGCCATTCATGGAAGAGCAGAAGAACACGGTTACTGGTGTTGCGTTTACTTTGAAGCTTTCAGTGCCGTGGGATTGGTCAGCATGCGACATCCCTGCGATATGGTCTGTTGGTGGTGCAAGTGGCACAGGTGGTGAAGGCACAGGGTATGGCATAACGCTACGCACCAATGGTGTTGACAACGTGGTGCAAACGCTGCTTGACTTAGTTGAAGGCACGAACATAACCATCACGGATTTAGGCAATGGCCAAGTGCAAATTGATTCAACAGGTGGCGGTGGTGGCGGTGGTGAGTTTGTCAGCACTGAATACAACGCTAACCACACAACTGCGACAGGCAACCAATATGTAGTTGGCGATAGGGTATGGTACAACGGCAACGTGTATCGATGCATTGCAAATAATGATGCACTACTACCAACCAACACAACGTACTGGACACTTGTTGCGGTAGGTTATAGGTTGCGCCAAACGCCTGTTGATTGGAATGCATCGAGCGGTGACTATCAAATACTAAACAAGCCAACCATTCCTGCGGCACAAGTCAATAGTGATTGGAATGCGGTTAGTGGTTTGGCTCAGATTCTCAACAAACCATTTATCCCCGTTAACATTGACGATTTAGCAGATGTAAGCGCAGCAGCTCCTGCAAATTATAATTCGTTGTATTATTTGGCTGGTGTTTGGAAAAATGGTTTTATTGAACTCGACTGGCTACAAGATGTCAATGCGCCCACACCAACAAACGGGCAGGTCTTAACCTTTGATACTGCAACAGGTCAATGGATAGCATCCACACCTTCGGGCGGTGGTGGTGGCACGGTTAATAGCGTTGCACTTTCAATGCCTGCTCCTGCGAATCCTGCATTCAGCGTGGCAGGTTCACCCGTTACCAATACAGGCACGCTTGCGGTTTCAGCAAATGGTACTATAGATCAATATGTAGATGGCACAGGCGCACTTCGCACAATGCCTTCAACGAGTGGTGGTGGCTCATCAGTTAGCTACTACCTCAATGGCTCAATCAATCAAGGTACAATAGGTGGCAGCACCTACTACCAAATGAGCAAGACGGCTGTATTTGGTGCAGGCACGGACTTCACACGAACTAATGCGGCAGGCAATGGATTAATCGCGCAGTTCATCACGGATGCAAACGACCCTAATGTGTTACTTGTGCCGGGTGGAAACTTCAACCTTGAACTTTATTTTAGTGCGTCATCGAGTGGTGGCACGCCTTCATTCTATGTTGAGTTGTACAAGTACGATGGTACAACATTTACCCTTTTAGCTACCGATGTTGCAACACCTGAAGGCATAACGCAAGGCACGGTCATCGATGCATATTTTACGGCTCTTGCAGTACCGCCAACCACAATGGCGTTAACTGATAGATTGGCGTTGCGTGTGTTTGTAACGACCTCGGGTCGCACACTTAAACTGCATACTGAGGATTCGCATCTATCTCAAGTAATAACAACACTAAGCACGGGAGTTAATGCTATCAATGGCTTAACTGCACAAGTTCAAAATTTCGCAGTAGGAACGGCAGGAGTTGACTTTGGTATTAGCTCGGTTGGTTCAACACACACTTTCAACCTACCAACTGCAAGTGCTGCAAATCGTGGCTTGCTTTCAACGACCGATTGGGCTGCGTTTAACGGCAAGCAAAACAACATCGGACTTACCACGGTGGGTAATGCACTCGCAACACTGCCTAATCCAAGTGCTATTCGTTATGTGCGCATCAATGCAGATAACACGGCAACTGCTATAAGTGCGGCAACTTTAAAATCGGAGCTTGGCGGCAAACAACTTGTATTTAAAACTCTTGACCAATCAAGCAATGTGCTTGCTTTTGCCGATGTTACAGACCTTTCATTTTCGGTAGTGGCTGGTCGCACATACAAGTTCAAAATATTCTGCCAATTCGATGTGACCAATATCTCTACGGGTACACGTTGGGCGGTTAATGGACCAGCGTTCACACGTTTGTTTTATAGTGTCCTTTGGACATCAGGAGCAGGCTTGCAATCAAATGTTGCATTTCAAACTTATGATGCAACTGCAACAACACTTAACTCAAACTTCACCACAAACAACTGTGCAATCATTGAGGGTATTGTTGTACCATCCGCAAACGGAACATTGAGCGCACGTTTTGCAAATGAATTAACAATCACAAGCGTAACCTGCAAGGCAGGCTCTTACATTGAATTTGAAGAAATATAAAAACATGAAAGCAATACTACCATTAGACATTTGGAGCGATGGCGATACTAAGACAGCCGTTGCCTTGTCACTTTACATTAGCTACGATGACCTATCTACACAGGCTGCGTTAGTCTATAAACTGCATGATGACATGGGCGCAATTATTTATGAGGGTCAAATATTTTTTATTGATCAAGAGTACATTGATTGGGGCAGTAGTGGTGATTCAAACGAAGAGGCATACATCTTAGCTGCATCACACTTAAACATCACGCTTGCGTAATGGCAGATGCGTTTGAAGACATACTAAACGAGTACGCAGTCGCAGTCATAGAACGTGCGCAATCTAACCTGCGCATCAAACGAAGGGTGCGTGGTAAGATGGTCAATCGTTTTGCTTCAGGCACGTTGTCAAAGTCGCTCTACTACAATCTCAAGTTTAGATACAACAAGCCAACGCTTGACTTCACCGTGTCTAATGACCAAGCAGGCAAGTATGCGGATGTGATTGAATATGGGCGCAGACCTTACCCGGGGCAACCTAACAAACGCCCACCTGTTAAGGCTATTGAGGACTGGATAAAATTGAAGCCATTGAAGCTGCGCAATAACCAGGGGCAATTTATTAAGTCAACTGATGACACTATAAGAGCAGCAGCATTACGCATCGCAATCAACATAGGTGAGCGAGGCATTGAAGGAATCAACTACTACCAAGAAGCAATCAATGACACTTGGGATGAATACAAGGATAAGTTGATGGAAGGCTATGTAAAAGGAATTGAAACACGATTACTACTAAACAAAAGATAATGGCAATAACAATAGAAGACCAGCCGTACACATGGGCGTTGCGAGGGCAGAAGTTAATGATAGTTGCAACGAGTGACCAAATAGCACAGGTTGGTTTTAAGTACGGCGTAGAGGTTGACATAGATGGTGTATTGTACAACTTCTATTTAAACGCTGCTCCTGATGATAGGCTATACTTTGACATGCAGCCGCTTCTTGACACGATGCGCAATGATGAGCCGCAGAACTTTCACTTTGCCACCGATGACACCGTAAAGGATTTAAGCGAAACCTTTTTGAACTTTACGCTTACTGAATGGTGGATAGTAGATGGTGTGTTTACACTCAATGCAGGTAGCGAAGTAAGCGGAGATGAAGCTTTAGCAATAAACGGCTATTTCCAAGTAATAGATGGCTACAAACCAAACGTTGAAACAGGTAGCCAAAAGGTAAAACAATCACTCACAAGTACATCATCGTATATGATGAGCGACCGCAACAACAACACTTCGCCTTTTTATCTTAGCCAAACGTGGAGCTTTGGTGACGCTACCAATAGCATTTGGATACCTGTGCTTGAGAAGGACTATGGTGTGTTGTCGATACCCGGCAACGATACCTATCTAAGCAACAACGTAGCAACTCAATTCCGTATTACAATCTTTTCAAGTGCAGGTGTGCCAACGAGCCAAACCATTGCGCTGAATGGTTACAATATTGAGAACCTGCCTGTGTACCCTGCCAACCTTAACGACTGGACAGGACTAACGGTGAAGCCTTCGCTCTTCCCAAATTGGCGATGTTACACTGTTGGCATACTTAACGCTGCAAATGGTAGTGTGAGTGAAACATACATCTTCTACAACGCACACGACTACGGGCAGAGCGACTGCAATTGGGATAACATCAGGCTTGGTTGGGTAAACTCGCGAGGTGGTTGGGATTATTTCAACTTCACTAAGAAGTCCGAAACAACAAACGAGATTGAGCGCAAGCAATACCGCAAGGTGTTGTTCAATGGCAGCCCAACCATATTCAGCACAAACGACAGGTCATTACTGCAACGCCAAAACTTAGCGCAACAAGTGCTAACCATTACATCCGACTACATTACCGAGGGCGAGTTTCAACTACTGCGATCGTTGCTCGTAAGCAATCAAGTCACGTGGTTAACTGAAGACGCAGGTACGCCTGTTGAAGTACCTGTGAACATAGAAGACACAAGCTTTGTCGAAAAGAAGAATCGTGACGGCAAGCAGTACAACGTAACTTTGAGAGTGCGCCTATCAAACCCATACTGGACATAACATGAACGGAGAAGTACAACTTATAGTTAACACGGGCAGTCTTGAGCAAATCGATAGCATAAGCAATGACCCTGCATTTGTCGGCATTGGTGCGTTATCGCGTTTGATTGTGACAAGCAGACCCGAAGTTGCAGCACTAACTACGGGTGATAGCCTTACGATTATGAATGCGGTTGGTGATAGCGTTGTAAAAACACTCAACTCACCACCTGCTCTCGATTCACCTGTAGTTGGTCAAACACGTTTGAACTTTGCAGGCACATGGGCAGATGACTATTCCGCTGCCGCAGGTGGTTATTTCATGTTGGGTGTAGGTGGTGAATATTACTTAGACCTCTTTGAAAACGAAAGCATATCGCAGAACTGGAAGTTTCAAGACCTTAACAGCTTCACTGCGCAAGGTTCATTCACTCGCGAGTTTAGAGTGCCTTATAGCGCAACTAATCAACTTGCCCTGGGTGCATTGTTTGATGTTAACGTAGATGCAGGTGCATCAAATTTTTTCCATTATAAGTTACCTGCTGAAATTCGTGTTGACACGCTACCCATCGCGACAGGATACGTTCGTGTGCGCAAGATTTACAAGCAGCAGAACCGCATCAATGAAGTTGAGTTAGCCTTTTATGCTGAAACGCCCGACCTTGTGCGGAACATTGGTGAGAAAAAGCTGAGTGATTTAGATGCGCTTACTGCGTTGAATGAAACGGTTGGCTATGATAACGTAACCAATCCAAGTGCGGAGCGTATATGGACGATTTTAGATCGCGGTCAAAGATGGAGTGAAAATGGTGAAACCAATACGCGAACATTACAAGACCCGAATACGCCCGTGTTTGCTGCCGACCTAACGCCTGCACTTTGTTGGGAATACCTGTTCAACAACATTATCAAAGAAGCAGGTTTTGAATTGGTGGGCGGTACACTGCAAAGCATACTAAGCCAATACTGGATGCCGTGGTGCAACTCGCGATTCTTGCAAGGTAGTGATACCAATGGTGGCTTTGCTTTTCGTGCTGCATTAAGTGCATCAACACCTGTTGCCTTTAACACGATACCATTTGATAACGAGTTATTCGATAACAACGGTGACTATAACCCTGCAACGTACACCTTCACCGCACCTGTAAGTGGTAGGTACTTTTTCAACTTTAACCTACAAGTGGTCATCACCGGTGCAAGCGCAAGGATATTTGTACAAGCGATTAAGAATGTGGTGAACAGCTACCCAATAATCGATGTGCAATTTTTTACAGGTACAAGCCAATGGGTATTTAATGATTCGCAACTACTTGAGGCAGGTGATACGCTAACATGGTTTTGTTTTAAGCAAGGTGTAGGAACTGCTGCATTTGATGCAGGAAGCACGGTTGGTTTGCAAGTTGCCAATTTGAACTATAGCCAGTCTATTACATACAGCGCAAACGCACCCGATATGAAGCAAATAGACTTCGTGACGGATGTCATTAAGATGCACAACTGCGCGATTGTGTCGGATAGGGCAGTACCAAATAAAATATACATCGTGCCGCAGAATAGCTACTTGGGCAGCGGCAATGTCTTGGACTGGACAAGCAAGCTTGACATTTCAAAGGATGTCACCATAGGCAGCACAACGGATTTGCAAAAGGGAAAGTTTCAATTTACGTACACGGCAGGTGAAGACTTTTTGAGCAAAGTATATAGGAATGTTGAGCGTGTGTATGGTGATTACGAGGCGGTCGGTTACACCATCAATCCCGACACAGCACCAAGTGACTTCGCTATAGGTGACCAAAAGATTACACTTGTTACACGCAGCACGCCATCGGGAGTTGTGAATGGCAATGGCTATGTAATGCCAATGTTCTTAAATGATTCAGTGCAGTTCGTTGCCCCTGGTCCTCGTTGTTTGTACGAGGCAGCACCAGTGGATGTGCAATTGTATGATGATAGCACAACAACGGTTGTCAATACCAACGTGGCTGTGCTAAATAATTACAGCGCAGTATATCCATCGATTTACGACTATGACTTGAACTGGGCACCTGAAGTACCACCACATCCGATTGAGGCGAATCCGTATAACAACCTATTCAATTTGCATTGGCGCACGTACATGAATGCGCTTTATTCACCTGAAGCACGCATGATGGAAGCATCATTTGCATTATCGCTCAAAGACATACTCACGTTTCAATTCAGCGACAAGATTTGGATTCAAGATAGCTATTGGCGCATCATTGAGGTAAGCGATTACAAGGTGGGCGATTTGGAAAGCACAAAGGTTAAGCTGCTAAAGTTCTTGGAAGATACCGAGGACTGCTCCGCTATACCTTCAACCATCTCAACAAATGGCGAGGTGAACTTTGTTGATGCCAATGATGAGCCTGTTGATCCATCACAAGACTGTTGCACTCGTTATGGCTACACATGGGATGAAGCTAATGCTGTGTGTTGGGCGTTTGTGCCAACGGGTGATAGACCTAACTCACCCACATCAGGCAGTTCGACCAATCCTGCACCACG